TAACAATAGAATATGAGGTTAGTATGTTACTGTATTAACCTTATATTCTCAAATAAGAATCAGTTAATAATAAAAATAGAGGTGATTAAATGTTAGAGGAATTACAAAGCATTTTAAGTGACCTATATTGCAGATATGGTTTAACTAGTGAAATTTTAAGGCTAAGTCAAACCTTAGACAAACTTATATATAAAGAAATGAAATAGGGGATGGAATATGAAAGTAACAAAGGTTGATTGTGATTTTTTAAGAATATGCGATGAATGCGGTGACTTTGTAACTGTAGGATATGAAATTGAATTAACTTCTAAGCCGAATCCAGTTACGTTGTGCGAAGATTGTGCAATTGAATTAAGTAAGTACTTACTACAAGAAACTTATTTGAATGATTTCGAGTAATTAGGAAGGAATGGAATTATGAAAAAAACAGAAGTTTATGAATGTGAATTTTGCAAAAAACTTTTTAGGACTCAAAATAGACATAATTGTAAGTTTAATCCTAAACTTAAAAATTGTTTTACTTGTAAAAATTTTAAAAGTTGGTCAGAAACTGAATATGATTATCGTTTTGGATATGAAGCACCTTATCCAGATTGTAAAGTCGGATGCGATAATTGGGATATAGATGAAATTAAGAATGTTAATTATAATATGCAGTGTGAAAAATGGGAGGAAAAATAGTAATGATAATAAACAAATATATAGTTCATGTTTTAGATAGAAATAGTGATAATCCAATCTTAAATGATTACGAAGGTAAAAACAATTTAGAAATAGATAAGTTCTTTCAAAAGACAATCAAGGGAATAATAAAAGATACAGATCTAAGAAAAGCAGTATTCAATAATTATGAGGAAAACATAGTAAGACAATGTAGTGAACAAATAATCTATGATGAAAAAAGTTTCATACAAAATTCAAAAGAAATAGCAAGTTACTTATTTGAAGCAATGAAAAATAATGATGAAATAACATCTTGTGATTTAGCAATAGTAATGTATACAAATAAAGACCAAAGAGGGGTTGCAATAGTCAAATTAGATTATAAAGGTTTAATACATCATAGCATTGATTTTATTGATGATAAGTTTAATGTGAGCATAAATAAGAATGAATCGGCTTTAAGTAATTCTAAACCTAAACAAGCAGCAATTATAGAGTCACATGGACTTAATGATGAATATCAACTAAGAGTACTGGACAAGCAGTATGAAAATATGGGTGTGGAATCTAAATTTATCAAGAAGTTCCTAGATGTAGAAAAAATAGTAGATGATAGTTATAAAACAAAAGAGTTTATAAAAGTAACTAATAAAGTCCTTGAGGTATGCTGCGGAAATGAACCTAAAAAGTTAGAAGATATAAAATCTCTAATGAATTATATGCTAAAAGAAAATAGTGTATTTGATATGGATAGATTTACAAGAAATGCAGATGAAGATACAAGTAAATCATTAAAAGAAGATCTTGAAGAAAAAGAATTACATAAAGATTTCAATATAGATAAAAAAGTAGTTGAAAAGGCACTTAAAAACAGAACTATTAAAACTGATTCTGGATTTAAATTAAGTGCAAATTTAGTAGACTTTGAAGATCCTATGAAATATAGCTTAAGACAAAATGAAGATGGAACGTGCGATATAGTAATTAAAAATATTAGTTTTTATGAAGGATAAGAGGTGGGAAAATGGCAGTAGATGATTATACAACAGTAGATAAGGTTGAAATAGATGAACTTATAGAATTGACAGTAAAAGGAGCATGTTTTATGCAATGTACTCCTATTGAACATTACACTATTGAGGAGCTAAAAGAAATATCAGAAAAAGCTAAGAAAAATAATTTGGTTATGACTATTTCAGAAGAACATAGTAACTTTTATCAAGGTGTTTTAATATGTTTGATCCAGAGAAATGATGTAAAAGGATGTATTAAATATATCTAAAAATAAGTGAATAGGGGTTAGTACTTGGATATTAACTCCTATTCTAAAATAGGGAGATGATGCAATGCTGTTCAATAGAGCCTATATAAATGAGTTAAAAGCAGAGAATGAAAGACTTAAAAGAAAAAAAGAAGAATATGAAGACGAAATGATAAGGTCTATGAGTTCAAAAGATTCTTATAAAAAGGCAAATATAAAATTGATAAATGACATTGGAAATTTAAAAAAAGACATAGAAAGTAAAGAAAATAGTGTATGCAACTTACTAGAAGCAAATAAGGAACTTAGTTTATCTAATAATTACTTAGAAAATAAGATGAAACTGTTAGAACAAGTTATAAAACAACATGAAGAGAATGAATGCAGGTTAAACCAGCAAGTTGTTAAATACAAAGGAATGCTTGATAAGATAGATAATTGCACAAGAATGTTAGAAGGGAGAGAAATAAATGAATAAATCAGACTTAAAAGATGGCATGATAGTAACTATTAGAGGTGGTAATCAATGTATATTGATTGAGGGGAATTTATTTAAGAATAATTTTACATTAGATTCAACAACATTTGATTACAACGAAGACTTAACTAGCAAGAAAAATAAAAATTATGACATAGTAAAAGTGTTTGATATGGGGAAGGCAAAAGAATTATGGAAACGTGAAGAAGTAGATTGGAGCAAAGTACCAGTTGGAACTAAAGTATTAGTTAGTGCAAATGAAGAAGATTGGTTTACATCTTATTTTATTAAGAAATTATCACCTATTGAAGATACAAGTTTTTATGTTATAAATTCAGAAGGAAAATTATCTGATTGGGATTATTGCAAATTAGCAGAAGAACCAAAAGAAGAAGTTACTTTTGATGATATTGATAAAAAATTGGATTTTTATTGTATAAATCATAATAAAAGTTGCAACCAAGCATGTGGCCCTTGTGTAACTAAAAATATATTAGAAAATTACAATGTAACAAGAAAGGATAATATATAAAATGGAATATACAGATTATAGACAAGCAGTAGAGTACAATAAGGACTTATGCAGTACAATAGCCATGGAAGAGAATGCAGAACTTATACAAGCTATTTCAAAGGCTAAGAGAGGTAAACTAGATAAAGATAATCTAGCAGAAGAAATAGCAGATGTATTGATTTGTATAGATTGGATTCAAGAAATATACGGAATAAGTCCGGCAGAAGTATATAGCTGGACGGATAGAAAAAAAGAAAGAATAGTTACAAGATTAAATACTGGTGTGTTTAAGTAGGAGGAAATAATGGATTTAAAAGATTTAAAATTATTGATGGAATTATATGATGGCGACGTAAAAAGAATGGAAATGGACAAGGAAAAAGTGAAAGGATTCCCGGAACTGGAATACGCCATGTTTGACCCTAGAGAGGAATTGCGTAAACTTGCAGAAGCAGGAGAAGATAAAGAACAAAATCCACTATCAGCATACTCAACAACAGAGTTAAAGAAAGAGTTGAGAAGAAGAAAAGGTAAGTTGAAATAGGAGGGAATATATGAGGAAAGGATATGAAGTATTTTACAGAGTTTGTAAAAAAGTATTTTTAACAGAAAGACAATATAAAGATATAGATAAATTAGAACTAAGAAAAGAAATAGCAAAACATGAAGGAGTAGAAGAGAAAAATATAAGATTTGTATTAGATGATGATAAAAATTTATTCAGAAAAATTTAGTTAGGACTGGAGGGAATATACATGACTAAAGAGGAATTAAAAGAGTACCTAGAAACTAAAAGAGAAATAAAAATAATTGAAGAAAAGATAGAATTTCTTAAAGAAAAGAAAACTAGCATTAAATCAATGATAATAGATGATATGCCTAAACAAGAACCGGAGCAGGATAGACTAGGAGAATTATTAGGAGAAATAGAAGAATTAATAGATATATATAATAAAAAGCAGGATAGGTTATTTAAACAGCAAATGAAAATAGAAAAGTGTATAGATAAATTAGATAGTTCATTAGAGAGAACAATAATAAGATATGTATACTTTGAAGGAAAGAGATTTGAAGAAATAAGTTGCATAATACATTATAGTTATAGAACGGTAAGAAGAATACATAAAAGAGCAATAGATAAATTAGAATCTAAAGAGGCGTTTTAAAGGTGTAGGATATCTATAAATTATCATTAGTAAAAAAGTATAATAAATAAGATTTATTGTTCGGGATAACTTTACTGTGGAAGATATAATTATAAATACGGTATAATTTAGTAAACGCTTTAAAAAAGGAGTTGGAATAATGTCATATAGTGAGATATCTGAAATTGCATCTGAATGGTGGGCTAAGAATATAATGAAACCTAAATTTGACAATGGAGATGATTCACCAAATGGTGTATTTGCAAATATATTAATGCATTCGTTAGTACAAGATATAACAGAGGAACAAATAAATAAATTTAAATTCAGACTTAAAGCATATATAGAAAATGAACTTAATGAAAAAACATATAATATTTGGATAGGAGTAGACTATCACCCGTGCAAAATATTATGTGACATAGCTAAAGAATGTAATATAAATGTTAATAATTTACCGATTAAAAGCGATATGGATTTAGATAGAACGCATATAACTGCAAGGCTTGGTTATGGCGGTGAAATGGAAATATTATATTCCACGAAAGAGTATTGGGAAAGGCAATTAAAAGGATTGAAAATTAATTTAGAAAATTATAAAAACAAAGAAAAATATGACTGGCTTAACGATAGTGAAAGAGAAGAAGGCATAATTAATACGCTGAAAGAAATTAAAGAATGCGAAAATAAAATAAACAGTTATAAAAATTAATGAATGATTGTGGACACCAATGGACAGGCAAATGATGCTAATATTGTAGTATGGAAGATTAGATAAAGAAATGACTTGAATTCTCATACAAATTTAAGTTCTGTCGAGGGAAAGGTACGGTAAAGCCTTCCCTCAATATGTTGGCATTGGATTATAAGTAATTAAATCATATCGAAGGCCAAGAATGATATTAAAAACTTACACTGTGGTTCGAATCCATGGGCTGACTAATACGTATTATGAATTTATCAAGTTTTTAGCATGATGAAGGCAACATCTCAAATGCCAAATGAATTAATCGTAGGGTAATGCGATTAAAATTTACTTAAAAATAGTAGTAGTAACAAATAGTTTAATTATTTCAATAAACACTATATATTGTATAGACCTAATGACTTTTAAAAAGCCTAGTTCTAACATCACTAGGCTTTATTTGTGAAGGTGAGGGTATCTTTAATTGTTAGTTCGAATCTAACAACCTTCTTATATGTAATTCCTCATAATATTCCCCTAAATTTAAGGAGTGTCTCAATAGATGCTCCTTTTTTATTTTGTTTGAAAGGTGTGTTGATATGGCTAAGAAATGGTATGGAATAGAAAAATTAGTAGATAAAGAAATTAATATACCTAATGATCTATGGCAATATGAAGAAGCTATGCGAGAAATACCTAACCATGACAAGACTGATGGTGCTAAGAGAGTGTATTCAAGAAAAGAATATATTGTATTGGCAGTTAAGAAAGGATATATAGTTTACAATACTTTAAAACCTTTTGAAAAATCTCATACGCATCTTCGTTCATTCAATATGTCAAAGACTATTATAGAAAACTGTATCGTGAAGAAAACGCCTAAAACAAATAACTTATATTTATTAGAAAGTCATATAAGAATATCTACAGATAAAAAATATATAAAATTAGTAGAGGAATTGATTGAAGCTAAAAGAAATAAAGATAAATTGAAATATAGAAATAAAAATATAAATAGCAAGAAGAAATAAGCATACAATTAATATATAATCATAGTAAGGGGTGATTGTATGAAGGAAATAAAAAATAAAGCTTATATTGAGTGTCCGAAGTGTGGGCAACAAGCACTTATAACAACTACATCAAGTTGGTTGATAGGGTTAGGAGTAATAACATTATTAGCAGGAGGGTGTTTGATATGGATACCTGTTCTAGGATGGGTATGCGCACCAGTTGCATTTATACTAGGGTTTGCATTTATAGTATTCGGAATCATTAGTGCAATTATAGGTGGTGCTAAAATAGAATGTGAACACTGCAAAAGTAAATATAAATTAACTAAATCAGAGTATAAAGATTTTATGAGAAATGGAGAACCTTCATTCGTAGAACAAGCTAAAGAAAGCTGGAATGAAAGTAAAAATTCAAATGCTCATATATTTATAAATAAAATAGAAAAATTAGAAAATAAGATAGAAAATACAACAGATGAAAAGAAAATAGCTAAAATGCAAAAAGAAATAAAAAGATTAGAAAAACATATTTAGGACTCTATAATAGGGTTCTTTTTTTATTCTTAAATATAAAGATAATGAGGTGGTGATATGGAAGATGTAAAAATTAATGCCAAAGAAGAATATCTAAAAGGAACTAAGCAAAAAGATATATGTACTAAATATAATATATCCATAAACACCTTAAAATCATGGATAAAGAGGTATAAATGGAGTGAAGAAAAAAGAAATAAGGGTGCACCTATAAATAAAAGAGGTGCACCCTTTAATATAGATAAAAAGAATGCAGAAAAACAGGCTGTAAATGATGAAGTTGAGTCGGTACTAGAAAATGATAAACTTACTGAAAAACAAAAGTTATTTTGCATTTATTATATAAGGTGTTTTAATGCTACAAAAGCTTATCAGAAGGCATACAAATGTAGTTATAATACAGCTAATGTTGAGGGATACAAAACCCTAGTAAAACCTAGTATAAAAGCTGAGATAAGCGAATTAAAGAAAAATAAGTTTAACAGAGCAATGTTAAGTGAAGATGATATATTTCAAAAATATATTGATATAGCCTTCGCTGATATTACTGACTACTTGGGATTTGGAAATAAAGAGGTTAAAGGAGAAAATGGACCTTATTTTGTAAGTTATATAACTCTAGAAGATAGCGATAATATAGATGGAACATTAATTAATGAAATAAGCCAAGGCAAAGATGGAATTAAACTTAAACTTCAAGATAAAATGAAAGCCTTACAATGGTTAGCAGAGAGAATGGATTTATTACCTACTCATACTCAAGCTAAACTTGATTTAGAAATTATGAAATTAGAAGTTGAAATGAATAAGCTAGACAATACTCAAGAAGAAGTTGAAGAAGATGGATTTATAGAAGCTTTAGATGATACAACAAAAGAGGTATGGGATGATGAAGAAGATTGACGATCTAAAAAAGAAATGGTCCAAGATAAAAAATAATAAAACTCATACAGTTAAGAAGGCTACTATAAAATTTAAACCATTCTCTAAAAAACAAAAGCAAGTATTGACTTGGTGGAATGATAATAGTCCAGTAAAATATAAAGATGGAATTATAGCAGATGGAGCTATAAGAAGTGGTAAAACTATATCAATGTCCTTATCTTACGTTATATGGGCAATGTCTAAGTTTAATGGCCAGAACTTTGGTATGGCAGGTAAAACAATAGGTTCATTTAGACGTAATGTTTTATTCTGGCTTAAGTTAATGTTAAAAGCAAGGAATTACCAAATACAAGATAAAAGAGCAGATAATTTATTAGTAGTTAGTAAAGGGAATATTACTAACTATTTTTATATATTTGGTGGTAAAGATGAAAGATCACAGGACTTAATCCAAGGTATAACTTTAGCAGGAATGTTCTTTGATGAAGTCGCATTGATGCCAGAAAGTTTCGTTAATCAAGCTACTGGCCGTTGTTCAGTTGAAGGCAGCAAGTGGTGGTTTAACTGTAACCCTGGAGCACCTTTTCATTGGTTTAAAAAGAACTGGATAGATAAGGCAAAAGAAAAAAACTTACTATATCTGCATTTTACAATGGATGATAATCTATCCTTATCTGAGAAGATTAAAAATAGATATAAGAGCATGTATGCAGGTGTATTCTATTTAAGATATATACTTGGGCAATGGGCAGTAGCAGATGGAGCAGTATATCCAATGTTTAATCCAGAAGTTCATGCAGTTGAATTAAAGAGAAATTGGACAAGAATATTTATAGCAGGTGACTTCGGTATTCAAAATGCTACCACTTTTGGTATATTTGGTTATTATGCACCAGAGAAAAGATATCATCAAATAGCTTCATACTACCATAATGGTAGAGAAGAAGGACAAAAGACAGTAAAAGAATATGTAGCAGATTTGAAAAACTTTATTCGAGAGAATATGGTAATGCCAGAATACGTTACTATTGACCCTAGTGCAGCTGCTTTAAAGATTGAATTAATAAAAGACCCATGGTTCAGCAGGCATAATATAAGAATAATACCAGCAAAAAATAATGTTGAAATAGGGATACAGTTAGTATCTTATTTGCTTAATATAAATAAGTTAACACTAGATCCGTGTTGTACTTATGATATAGAAGAGTTTAGTTCATATGTGTGGGATAGCGATAAGTTAGATAAAGGAAAAGAAGAAGTTGTAAAACTTAATGACCATGCTATGGATAAAATTAGGTATGCAATTATGACAGATTCAAAAATACATAGAACTTTAGATAGAGCCTTGAAATTATTTAGTGGCAAGGGTACAAGAGAATAGGAGGTGAGAGAGTGGATATATATAAACAAATAGATAAGTCTTTACTTGGTTTATACAGTACAGACCCAAGATTCAACGAAGAGTTGCAAGAGGTAAAACAATATTATGAGTTTTATGAAGGGCGACCAGAATCAAATGAAGATGACGAAGAAGATTGCCGAGGACAATTATGGAGAGTTAAAACAGATGACTATAAGCCTACACGTGAGGTAAGAAATATTACTAAGAAGCTGATGAAAAAGCAAAAAAGGTTTATGACTTCAGTTAAACCTGACTTCCTAATAAAATCATTAGATGGAACGGAAGTTGGAAGGGTTGATAATAAAAAAGCTATAATAAATAAAATATTAAATGACGGCAAGTTTTGGAATAAGTTTTCCAAAGCTTTTTTAGATTGCACTATTGGCAAGAGAGTAATGCTTACATTGACAACTGATGTAGATAATAAAGGAAAACAGCTGTCTGATAAACCTATCAAATTTAGGTTTTATACAATGCCGGAGTTTACTTATGAATATGATCCAAACGATGCAGAAAAATTAATTAAAGTTCAAATAGCTTATCAAGATGAAAGTACAGTAGGAAAAATTCAACAAGAACAAAGATGGCATAAATGGATATATGAAATTAGAGATAATGGCAACTGCTGGGCAATATATCAGATAGTAGACGGAGTAGATACTCAAGCTTTTGTGGAAATTGAAGATGAAGAGACTGGTGAGAATGTTAAAAAAGAATTAAAAGAAGAATGGGATACTGGATTATCACAGTTACCATGTAAAGTTATATTTAATGATGGGCTTACAGGAGATATAAGAGGTCATAGTGATATAAAAGATTTAATAGATATGGCCATGGATTATAACAGGACACAATCGGACTATAGGGATGCACTTAAATTTAAAATGTTTGAACAAGATGTATTTGTTAATGCAGACCCTAAAAGTATAGAAGGGATTAAAATAGCACCAGGTGCAACAATTGATTTAAAAGGAGATCCAGCTTTAGGAACTTCAGACGGAAGTACACCTACTCCAACATATGGTAAATTAGCTTCTACATTTAATTTTCAAGTAGCAGCAGACAGTTATTTGACAGGGCTTAAGAAAGATATGTATGAACTTATGGACCAACCGTTACCAGAATCACTTGTTAATGTTGCAAGTGGTAAAGCACTTAGAATGTTAAATGATGATTTAATAGGTAGATGTGAAGAAAAGTGGCAGGAATGGGATGAAGCTGTACGTTGGTTAATAGATTTAATAATTGAAGTAGTTAATAAAGGCAATCTTTATAGAGATGTGCAAGGTATTGAAGATTTATATATTAATACTTCGTTGGAATTTAGCCATAACTACCCAATACCAGACGATGAGCAACAAACTAAAGAGTTAGCTATGAAGGAAGTTGAAGCTAATGTACGTTCACATCAATCTTATATTAGAGACTTTGGAGATGCACAAGAAGCAGATAAAGAGTTTGATGAGATACTAGATGAAATAGATAAAATCAATATGACTCAAAATAGTATGAGTGGTTTAAGTGATACTATTTTAGATGATGAAGGTGGAGAGTAGATGAAGCTAGTTAATCAAGATAAAGATATGATATACGGTGACATTGATAATGTAAACAGACGTGGCAAATTTATTTTAAAAGATAATATAATAATTGGAATATATAAAGATGCACAAGAAGCAGATAAAGTTTTTAAAAAAGTTATTTTTAATGCCAAACAAGCAGAAATATTTGAATTACCGCAAAAGGGGACTGAAGATGAATAAAGCTAAAACAATTTGTGATAAATGCGGAAGAAAATTCACAATAAAACTTCACACAAAAGAAAAGGATAACTTGCAAATTACTTATTTTAAATGCCCTAAGTGTTATGAAGAGTACATAGTAACCGTAACTGATGAAAAACTCAGAGAAGATATAAATAAAGCAGTTTCTTTAAGGAATAAAATGTTACTTAATTGCAACGATAAAGAAGCTATTAGAGATTATCATGTACTTAAAAATAAGAATTGTATAAGAGAGCAAGAACTTAAAAAAGAGTATTTAGGAGGAATATAAATGGGAGAAGAGCTTGAAAATAGAACAATATTTATTATTTGTGACAATCAAAAACATGTTAAATTGAAAAATACTGATTTTGATGAAAAAGAATTTGAAGAAGCAATAGAAAAAGCAGGAATTAATATGAATGAAGAAGAAAAAGAATTTGAAAAGTTAAAAGATGCTTGTGAAAAAGTAGTTGCATTATTAAGACATGATGAAAATTATAATCCTCACATGACAGTTATAATAAAGGCTGATGAAATAAAGGTTGTAAGCGATGAAGTTAACATACCATTAAAATAAAAAGGAGTGAATTAATATGTTATGGAATGAAGCATTTAAATTAATGAAGGATGGAGAAAAGATAAAATTACCTTCATGGGGTGGTTATTGGTATTGGGATAAAGATAAAGAAACAATTATCATGCATACTAAGGATGATAAAGAATTAGATATTAGAGAAACACAAGTAGTAGAATATACGTGTTTTAATATAGCTAGTGATGAATGGATATTAGCTACAGAACAAAATACTCCGATTTTAGGTGGAATTGCTACTTTTAATTTCGGTGAAGCGTTAAAATATCTAAAAAGAGGATTGAAAGTATGTAGAAAAGGTTGGAACGGAAAAGGAATGTATATAGAAGCACAAATTCCAGATAAATATTCCAAAATGACAAAGCCTTATTTATTTATAAAAACTGCAGATGATAATAGAATACCGTGGGTAACTTCTCAAGCAGATGTATTCGCAGAGGATTGGATGTTTTATAATGAATAAAAATAAGATTCTAGTAATTACTTTATATACAATAACAAGCTTATTTATGATATTAGGTATATTTTTCATGCTGATGCTAATAAGTTTTATGTTGTCATTTGACTATACTATAAATCCAAAATTATTTATTATTATATTATCAATGATGACAGCAGTTATGTATGTAGGTTTAATGAAAATGATAGATAAAGTTGATCCAAAATCCTTATAGGGCTTATTTTTATGCAATAAATAGGTGATAACATGAGTAAATACATAGATGATTTAAATAAATATCTAAAGCAAAATAAAATCAAACTTAATAATAAAGAACAACAAGAAATACTTAGAGTATATAATAAAGCTTTTGATAATATGCTCAAGCAATATAAAAGCAATATACATAAAAAGAATGCTACTCAAATAGCAAGAACAGCATACTGCAAACAACTACACGGTGAAATATTATCAATAATAAAAGAATATAACATAAAAGTAACTGATGATATTCTAAATGCTCAAGTTGATACATTAATGCAAGGTGTAGAATATTACAAAGATACAGAGTTATATAAAAATGTTATGAAGCAAGCTAATATCGTAAACAGACAAGTGATAGAACAAATGATAAAAGGATCTATATATAAAGATGGTCAAGGATTAAGCAAAAGACTTTGGAAAGATGTAAGCAAAAGTGGAGACAAGATAGAAGAAGCTATAATGAGTCTTATTGCAGAAGGTAAAGGAGCAACAGAAATAGCTAAAAACCTTATTCAATTTGCTAAAGGTGGCCATAGGACATGGGATAAAGCCAAGATAAAAGAAAAGCTAGGAAGTGCTTATGCTGGTAGATATGGAGCAGGCGGAATAGACTATGAAGCTTTAAGACTTGCTAGAACTACACTTAACCATCAAGCACAGTTAACTCAAAAGAATGCTAATAAAGTTAATCCATATGCACAGAAATTAAAATGGCATAGTGCTCATGCAGCAAATAGAAGTTGTAATGAGTGCATAGAAAGAGAAGGCAAAATATACGATGTTGATAAATGTCCTTTCGACCATCCAAATGGAATGTGCCATCTTGAAAATATCTTTTGTATTAATGGTAAAGAAGTATCAAATACTCAAATGGCAGAGGATATAGGTAAATGGATTAGAGGGGAAGATAATAGCGGAACTATGAATATATTATATGGAGATGTTCCATTAGAAAATAAAACAAGTAATATTTCAAAAAATAAACATGGAAAAGAAATTAAATTTGAAATAGAAGGCATGAGAGAAAAAAATCAAGAAAGAATAAAAGAAACTATAACAGAATTATCTTCGCAGTATAATACTAATTTAAACACTGTATTCAAAGGCAAAGGGACAGAAGCTGGTCATGTAAATCTGAATTATGATATGTACTTATCAAGTTCTAGAAAAAACGATATAGTTCATGAATTTGCTCACTCCTTAGCTATATCTCCAAGAAGAGGTATCGACACAGGTAATAAAGAATTTTGGAAAGACATTAAAAAGGTTCGTAAAGAGTATACAAAAGCTTGTGCAACAGATGTAACTAAACGAATTAGTGCATACTCAACAGAATCGGTTGATGAATTCATGGCAGAAGCATTTACTCATGCTTATTTAAAAGGCACTAAACATATTGAAGGTTGGTATGGAACAGACTTTGAATATTCTGAAAGAGTGATGGAAGTAATAAATAAATATTTTAAGAAAAAATAAAAGTCCTTATAGGGCTTATTTTTATGTAATAAATCATCTTTCTATCTATATCGCAGATGTAAAAGAATGAATTAGATAACTATATTCAAGAAGTAAACTTGTAAAAAACGTAAATGTAGGAGGATTAAAATATATGAAATTAATAGATATACTGAAAGCTCAAGGACTAACTGACGAGCAGATAAGTAAAATAACAGCTTCTATGAAAGAAAATAAGGTATATGAAACATCTTTAGAAAATGCTGATGAAAGATATTCTAAGATGAAGGGTAAAAAGGAAGATTTTGAAGGTCAACTTAAAACAGCAAATGACACTATAGCAGATTTGAAGAAAAACAATACTAATAACGAAACACTTCAGAAGACTATAACAGACCACGAAGCTACCATAGAAAATCTTAAAAAAGAAGCTGAAACAAAAGACTTCAATTACGCCCTAGATACTGCATTAAAAGAATCTAAATGCAAAAATACAAAAGCCTTAAAAGCACTTCTTAAGATGGAAGTTATAAAAGTTAACGGAGATAAAGTTGAAGGCTTAGAAGACCAATTAAAAACTTTAAAAGAAAGTGATAGTTACTTATTTGATGTTGTGGAAGAACAAAATAATGGTAATCAAGGAGGATTAGCAGGGTTATTTACAGGAAACCCAGGAAAGCCTTCTAATCTTAATTTATTTGGTTCTAAAACAACACACGAAGGCGACTTCGGAAAAGCATTAGCGCAACAAGGCCAATCACAAGCAAGTGATGGACAAGAGGTAATAGACAGTGATTACTTCTTTAAAAATAATAAATAGGAGAGTGAATTAATAATGCCAAAAATAAAAACTAAGAAAATATTAGCACCTAAAAAAACTTTTTTAGCTATACCAGATCACTATGTAAATTTAACTGGGTTATTAGCTTTTGCAGAGTTAGCGAAGTTAAAAACTACAGATGATGCCGGAAATAATGTAATAGAAGCTGGCACTGTAGTAAATATGACTGCCGATGGTACGGTCACAAAACCAACTTATACATCATCTAATACATCAGGAACAAAGGGTAATGCAGTCATATTTAATGAAATAAATGTTGATGATTATACATCTGGAACAGATGATAAAGTAACTGCAACTGTCATGGTCCATGGATATGTAAGAGCTGACAGATTAACAGGATATGAAGCTGATACTTTTACAAATCAAAATATATATGTTTTAAGTAAATAATAAAGGAGATGATATAAATGGCAAATATAAATTTATTTGATTATATAAATGCAAAAGAAATAGGAGCTTATGTAACAGACAAGCCAGAAAATAAAATACCGTATTTCGGTGAAACATTATTCCCTGCTGAAAAGCAATTAGGGATAGATGTATCTTGGTTAAAGGGTTCTAACGGCTTACCAATAGCGATACAACCTTCAAATTATGATGCAAAAGCAAGATTAAGAGAAAAAGAAGGATTTGACAGTGTATCAATCGAAATGGCGTTCTTTAGAGAAGCTATAAGAATAGGCGAAAAAGATAGACAACAAATGAATTTACTATTATCTAGTCCTCAATCAGCTGTAGCACTACCTCTAATAAGAAAAATATTCGATGAAGCAGGAAGATTAGTAGAAGGTGTAAGAGTTCAAGCTGAAATAATGAGAATGCAATTACTTACTGCAGGTAAAATAAATGTTACATCAGCAGATGGTAGAGCGAAATACATATATGATTACAACCAAGTAAATAAGTTTAAATGCAGAAATGGAGCCGGAGCTTGGGGTACAGATACAGCAGACCCAGTTAAGGATATAATTGCATGGTGTGACGAAATGGAATTACAAAGAGGAACAAGACCTGCAAGAGTAGTGTTGAACAGAAATACATTCTTAAAAATGTATGGTTCAAAATTGTTACACTTAATGATGTACCCAAATGATACTAAGTTGAACTACTTTGTATCAGAAGAACAAGTAAAGGCATTTGTTGAATCTGTAACTGGATGTTCTATATTTGTATATTCTAAGAAAGTTGCTAATTTAAATCACACTACAGGTTTAGCAGATTCAACATCAGTATCTTTAATTCCAGATAACACAGTATGCTTAATGCCTGGTGGCGCTTTAGGTAAAACGAGATTTGGTACAACTCCAGAAGAATCAGACCTTATGACTGGTTCGGATGCTCAAGTATCAATAGTAAATACTGGTACTGCTATAATGACTTACAAAGAAAAACATCCTGTGCAAGTTAACACTATAGTATCATCTGTTATGATACCTTCTTTTGAAGCAATAGATGATTGTGCAATATGTGATGTTTCTTCTGTATCATCAAGTGATATAAAGTAAGCTCATTTATATTCCTTTATATAGTCCCTAGATTAGGATTTTTCCTTTCTAGGGATATTTTAATGCAAGGAGGAATTTATGTTAAATGTTGAAAAAGTAAAAGTATTATTACTAGAAGAAAAGTATCCGTATTTTTCAGATGAACAGTTAGAATCACTATGCAATATGTACGATGATATTAATGAATTATGTTATATAGCATGTAAAATGAAAGCCGATGCTCAAGATATAACAATAGGACCGATAACAATAAAGAACAACTCTAACATGTGGAATAACCTAGCTGATGCTTTTTATAAAAAGTGGATAACTAGTACATCTTCAAATACATCTAAATCCTTAACAGGTAAATGTGCAGGTAGATCAGATGAGTATTAATGTAAATTTATTAAAAACACAAATTAAAAATGCCATAAACAACTACGGCACTGATATAAGGATACTTAGAGATATATATGAAAAAGATGAAGATGGATATGAAGTTTTAAAAGAAAGTATGAGATACATAAGTACTATAAAATGTATTATAGATAACTCTAGTGATAATAAAGAAAAGAAAATAAATAATCGGCAAGGAATTATAATGCTTAACAATAAGCCTTCTTTATATATACCGTATGATAACGATAAAAATATAGTAATAAAAGAAGATGATTATATTGAAATTGATGGAGTGTATTATAAAGCTAAAACCTTTACTGATTTAGTGCATTATAATTTACTCTACCAAATACCTTTAGAAAGGGTTGAATTAAATGAGTGAGTTCACTTTAGATGGAAGTGATTTTATTAGTAACTTAACAAATATGAATCAAAGAGTTCAAACTGGATTAAATGTTATTGGTGATGCTACAGCTTCTCAAATGAAAACATATGCTCAAACTAACCATCCTTGGACAGATAGAACACATAGCGCAACAGATGAAATATCAACAGAAGTCAAATGGGAAGGCACTGCACTAGATATAAGTATAACCCATGGTGTTGACTATGGTATATGGTTAGAGACTAGAGATGCTTTTGAAGGCAAATATAAGATTTTAGAAGAAGCTAGGGATAGCCAAGTCAATTCGTTTAAAGAGATGATACAAGCAATGAGGTTATAAGGCGGTGATAATATGAGCCGTATTAAAATACAAGAAGTACTTGAAACAGTGTGTAAAGTTGATGTAACACAACGATTAAAAAGCAAAATAAATCAAGATACTTTATCTATCCAAAAAAGAGGAAATGGAACTAGCTTAGACAATAGTTTAGCAGGTTGGGATAACTGGACGATATATGTGTACTCACCTAATGGAATCATTAAGCTAGATGGCTTGGTTAAAAAAACTGTAAAAACATTAATTCAAAATGATATAGAAGTTACACACGAACTAGGTCAAGAGTTCTATGATGAAATATTATGTTGTTATTTTACAACCATTTCATGTAGAACGCCTAGTATTTACGATTATTATTAAAAAGGAGATGATAATATGGCTATTTTAAATAGGATAAAAAGAGTGGATATAACTGAATTAGATCCTGCGACAGGAGCAGTAAAAGCTGAAAATCCAATAAAGAAAACCATAAAAACCGCAGAAGAAGCTGAATTAAAAGCACTTATATCAGAAGGTGAAGAAGAAATATTAAGAAGTGATGAAATGATTTTGGCAGTAATAAGAACACCAGATTTACTTTATGGTTATGATGTAACATTTAAAGATAATGTATTTGATGAAACGGTAGCAGGCTTAGTGGCAGGATATAAAGTGAATAAAACAGGTTCAAGTGGTTCTGAAAAAACAACATTATCTACACCAATGATGTCAGAAGGAAATATAGGTAAACCATTTAAAATGGATTTATATGTAGCTAATTATTCTGGGGATTCAATAGTTAACTATGTAAAAATTACCTTAAATAAATGTGAAGGTAAATTCCCAGATATGAAAATCGGTAAAGAATTCTTTGCCCCTGAATTCAATATAAAAGCTAGAGAAAACACAAAAGCTAGTTTACCTATACAATCAATCGATTATGTTGATGAATTGCCAGAATTACTAGCTTAAATTAGGAGGAATATAAATGAGTGTAATAAACGCAGAACAATTTAAAAATAAAGCCACTAGAGTGGTTGAAATAAGCGGTTTTGAAGAAAATGAAAAAATAGAAGTTAGAATTAAGTCAATGAGTTTACTAACTATGATGAACAGAGGGAAGATATCAAATGAGTTATTAACAGTTGTAGGTGGATTATTTGATGGAGTTAATGACAGTGAAATTACAGAAAAAGATATAATTTCAAAATCAGATGATATGAAATTTGCAATAGAATTAATGGATAACGTATGTAAGGAATGCTTGGTCGAGCCTAAATATGATGAAATAGCTGACTATTTAACTGATGCGCAAAAAAGCGAAATATTCGGAGCTTCACAAGGAACTATAAAGCAAGTTACACCCTCTGTTCCAAAGTAGAGAAATATTAGATGTTATTTCTACTGCTAAAATATGTAATTGTAGACCAAGTGACTTAATTGGCATAGATCAAGAAGAAACTTATGTAAGGTATTGCATAGATGAAGCTTGTACATATATTTACAATATGATGCAACCGGACAAGGATGGAAAATGTAAAGAACCTAGATTTAAAGAAGATAATAAAACATCTGATAATCCAGGATTAGATATGATTTTAGGTTTCGGATAAGGTTATAGATTAATAGTCTGTAGCCTTTTTTATTTTGCAAAGAAAGGAGGTAATATATGGCAGCGGACTTAGGAAATATTGTAGCTCATTTAAGGTTAGAAATGGGAGAATTTACAAATAACTTGAATGTAGCTAGGCAACAAGTTGCAAGTACGGCAGAGTCATTTAGTGGCATTCAAGCAGCAGGGAATGCTTTAAAAGGTGTTGGAACTGCGCTAACTGCTGCAATAACAGTTCCTGTTGTTGCACTTGGAACTACTGCAATAAAAACAGCGATGCAAACAAAAGAATCAATGTCTAAAGTTAATTCTATTTTGCAACTAAGTGGCAAACAATGGAATGATTATCAAAGTGAACTTAAAGAAGGCGCAAATGATTTAGAAATGGCATATTCTGATTACACAAACGCTGCATATGAAGCGGTATCAGCAGGAGTTAAGCAAGCAGATGTAACCTCTTTTTTATCACAAGCTAATCAACTTGCTGTTGGTGGTTTAACTAATTTAACAAGTGCAACAGATTTATTAACGACAGTTCAAAATGCATATAATTTGAGTCAAAAAGATATGGCCCATGTATCAGATGTACTTATTCAAACACAAAATTTAGGTAAAGTTACAGTTGATGAGTTAGCATCTTCTATGGGGAAAGTTATACCTACTGCTAATAATTTAGGTGTATCCGTAGACCAATTAGGTACAGGATATGCAATCATGACTGCAAAAGGTATAGCAGCAGCAGAATCAACAACATATATAAATAGTATGTACAATGAGCTAGGTAAAAGTGGTACTCAAGTATCTAACATATTAAAACAACAAACAGGTAAATCATTTCAAGAATTAACTGCTAGTGGAAAATCAACAGGAGATATACTACAAATACTATCTGATTATGCTAAAAATTCCGGTAAATCATTATCTGATTTATTTGGTAGTGTAGAAGCTGGAAAAGCAGCACTTACCCTCATGAGTGGTGGAGCCGAAGGGTTTAATAAAACATTAGATGAAATGACTAATTCTACTGGTTCGGCTAAAAAAGCTTTTGAAGAAATGAATAATACACCAACAAAGCAATTTGAACATGCCATGTCCGAATGCAAGAATGCTGCTAGTGATTTTGGCGAAGCATTTTTACCGGTTGTTACAACTATAGCAGAAGCGGCTACTCAGTTCATGAAGATGGCAAGTTCAGTGGCAAGAAACCACCCTGAATTAGTTAAAGTTGTTGGAGTATTATTAACATTAGCAGCAGTAATTGGACCTTTTTTGTTAATTATAGGTACGTTTATGAGTAAAATAGTAGCAATTAGAGAAGGTATAGTAATGCTTAAAGCATTAAATATAGTAGGGACTTTAATAACTCCTATTAAAACTGGCTTATTGATGCTTAAAACATTGATATTGGATAGTTTGATACCTGCCTTATCTAGTTTATGGGCATTCTTATTAGCTAATCCTATAGTTTTAGTAGTAGCTGCAATAGCTGCTTTAGTTGCAGGGTTTATATATTTATGGAATAACTGTGAAGGCTTCAGAGAATTTTGGATAAATCTATGGGAGACTATAAAAACAGCTTGCATAAATGCTTGGAATAGTGTAGTTACGTTTTTTACCGTATCAATGCCAGAATGGTTCAATAGTGTAATTCAGTGGTTTCAGCAATTACCAGGACAGATATGGTATTGGTTAGTATTTTGTGTCACATATGCAATATTATGGGTGGCGCAAATGAAGCAGAAAGCATTCGAAGCGGGTGCTCAATTTATTCATAGTGTAATTGAATGGTTCAAAACACTACCTGAAAGAATATGGCGCTGGCTATTAATGACAGTTAATAATGCTATTGCATGGAAAAATAGTATGGTAGCTAAAGCTAGGGAAGCAGGTAAAGCATTTATAGACGGTGCTATTAACTGGTTTAAAGCACTTCCAGGACGTATATGGCAATGGTTAGTAAACACGATTAATAAAGTACTACAGTGGAAACGTGATATGGAACAGAAAGCTAAAGATACTGCTAAAAGTTTTGTAGATAAAGTTAAGGATGGTATTAAAAACCTACCTAGTAATATGTTGCAAATAGGTAAAAGCATTTGTAAAGGTTTAGCTGACGGTATATGGGGAGGAATTAAATGGGTAACTGATGCTGCTAAAGGTATTGCAAAACAAGCGGAAAAAGATGCAAGAGCTACTCTTAAAATAAATTCACCTTCAAAAGTATTTAGAGATAGAATAGGTAAGTCAATACCAGAAGGTATGGCTATAGGTATAGAAACAAATGCAGATAGCGTATATAAGACATTAAGAAACTTATCTAATAACTTATCAAGCAATATAAATGTAAGTGGATTAATGGATTCTATAAATATAAGAACAAGTGATATTAATGTTAATAGTAAAAATTCAAATGCAGGATTAGTAACTGAAATAAAAGGATTAATTGAAGCAGTTAAGTCTAACTCCACAATAGACTATGACAAAATGGCTAGAGGGTTTGAAAAAGCTGTAAACAAGATAGACAATACAATAGTGATGGATAAAACCGTTGTTGGTAAAATGACAGCTAAGACAGTAAATGAAGAAAATAAAATAGCGAACAAACAAAAATCAAGATTTAGAGGGGAAGTAGATTATGTATAATTATTTTGAATTTAATGACAATGTTATAAATGATATAGCGATTGTTTATGAGATAGATAAGCCGTCATTGTCTAAAAAACAAATTGATACAATTAATATCCCCTCTAGACATGGGGAAATATTCAATGGTTGCTCTTATGATCCTATAGAAGTAAAAATATCTATGCTTATACAAGGTGATAATGAAGCTGATTATCAAGATAGATTAAAAACATTACACGAAATTTTTAAAACAACAAAAGAAGCAAAAGTTGCTTTTAGTGAAGACAAGTTTTTATTTGGAATAGTATCAGATGAATTCAGGCCAGTAAATAAAACAAAGCTATCATCGCATGCAACAATAAAAATTATTTGTCATATTCCTTATTGCTATTCAAATGATCTAAAGCTTTTTAATACAGAAGATAATAATAAAACAATTGTAGTTACAAATGAAGGTGGAGAACCTGCAATACCATTTATTAGTATTGGGTTTTCGAAAGATACTCATTATGTTCAACTAGAGAATGTGGAAACTGGAGAAAGGATACTAGTTGGAGCTTATCCAAGTTTAAGCCTAACATCCGTTAAAAAACAATCGTTAATACTTCATGACGATTGTACTACTTTAAGTAATTGGTCACAAAGCGGATCAAGTATAGACAGTGACAGAAGTTCCAATGGTACATTCGGAATAACTGATAGTGGCAATGCGATTTGTTTAGCAACCCTAGGAGATGGAAGCACTTCTTGGAAGGGCGCATGTATGAAAACCAAAAATCTAAGTGAAGAACTTGATGAATTTTCAGTACAAGCATATTTTAGGCATAATTCAACTGGAAAAAACGGTGACCCTACAATATTGGATATTAAATCTGATACTTCAACCGGAGAAGTAGATGAAAAAACTGTTTATTATGAAGTTAAAGTAGCAAGCTTAAATGTAAGGACTGGTCCAGGGACTAAACATAAAAAAATCGGTGCATTAAAAAGAGGTCACAAGATAACAAGTTATACATTAGAAAAAGGCTGGATAAAGTTTAAGTATACTTCTAGTAAAACTGGTTATGTGTGCGATGATCACTGTAAAAAAGTAACTAAAACAAGTCAAGTATCAGTAAAAATACAAAATATGGTAGTTGTATCAAGTGGAAAAGGCAATGTAAATCTTAGAGCAACACCACACTATTCTGGGAAATTGGTAACAACAATAAGAACAGGAGAAGCAGTAAGGGTAATTAAATACAAACATACTGATAAAGATAAAGATGGGAATGTAAGGTATTATTATAAATTAGCAAAAAAATATAAAGGTAAATATGCAGGATATATATGTACTGGAAATCTTAAAAGTGCAAGCGCAGTCAGTGTGGATTATGATTATAGCAGTGACGCAAATATTGCGGATGATAAAACGGGTGTAATTTCCTTATACTTATTTGATATTAATGGATCCAGATTAGCAAAAATAGAATTTATCGATGAACAAAAATATTTTGAATATACTAAACCTTTGGTTCGAATAGGTAGCAGAACCGTATTACAAGATACAACAAAAGTACCTAAACCTAAATCAAGTATAGTCGATGATAATGGAACATTAAAAACAACTAATTATTTAAGTGGGAAATTAGGAGACTGGAATGAATTCTATGGAAAAGTCACCTTGAAAAGATACAAAGAAAATAATAAATATGTTTGGGATGTTGTAGTTCAAAAGATTGTTGATGGTGTAGTGAAAAAGACTAAGGCAACTCATAATATAAAATATACGGATTTACCTATTAATAAGCTAGCTTATGCGGTACTATACATAGGAACTAATGCGGCATCTATGTCAAAATCGTGTGCTATGTCTTTAACTGATTTAAAAATATACAATCTCAATCCAAGTGGCGGAACAGAGATAGTTGAAAATAATAAAATATATTTCCAAGAGGGAGATATATTGGATATAGATTTTAATACAAGATCTGCTTATCTTAATCATGATGAATGTAATGATATCGTTGATATAGGAAGCAGATTTTTTAATGTAGGAACTGGTGATACAGAAATAAAATTTAATTCGGATGACACCGAATTGAATGCAGATATAACATTTAGAGAAAATTGGTCTGGAATAGTAGATTAGTTGATTGGAGGAGATATAACTTGGATATGGAAATTAAAATCTTGGATAAGAATAAAAAATTAAAACATATATTATCTTCTGCAGAAGGAGATAATATTTTTTTTAACGATAAATACACTTCTGACCTGTCAACTGGAGCTGAAACATTTCAGACTGATACAAATTTAAGTGATATTGAAGAAGGAGAATATGTATTATTTGAATGGAATAAAAAAAATAAGATGCTTCAAATCAAAACAACTGAGGATGTTGAGCACATAGATTCTACATTAAAAAATATATATTCTGAATTTGTAGGAATAGAGTTATTGAATAGCTATGCAAGAGAATTTAAACATGAAGGGAATATGACTAAATTACTCGGCACTATACTTCAAGGAACTAACTACGAAATAGGATATGTTAGTCCTGATGTAGATGCAATAACAGCGTATTATTCGATTTCTGAACCTACTGCAGTGTATACTATATTACAAAACGTAATTACTTCATACGATAACTGCGAATTTGAATTTGATGTTGATGTGATAGATTGCATACTTGGCAAATATAAATTTCTTATCAATGTGTATGCCAATGGTGAACGTGGCAATAAAACTTATAAAAGATTTGAATATAACTTTAATAGCTATGGAATGAAAAGAAAAGGTGATATTACTGACTTCTGTTCTGGACTTATTGGTGTAGGAGTAAATGGAATTACATTCAAAGACATAGAGTGGAGACTGGAAGATAACCCTCCTCTTTTCAAACCAATGGGGGATGACTTTCTAATAGATCCAGAGGCTCACGAAATGCTTAATAATGGTGGCAAAGTTATCCTAGGGAAATATAAGAGTGAAGCTACTACTCCGATTGACTTATTATGGGATACCTATTATAAATTGCAAGAAATAAAACAAACTAAATTTGATTATGATATACCAGTGTATATGACTGATGAAGATTATGAGAATACTGATGTAGGAGATACTGTATATGCAATAAATGATAAATTTGAACCTCCCGTACAATTAGAAGCTAGAATAGGATATTTAGAGATTTCTTTCACTGATAGAGATAAAAATAAAATAACCCTTTCTAATTATAAAGAGGTAAGAAGCAAAATAAAAAATATTGATAGTAATACAATTATTAAAGATACGATAGATCAATTAACAGGTTTTACTGGCAAACTCACGCAAGCCGATATAGACAGAATAAGAGAGTTTTTAGCATCTCTTGATATACAAAGTGAAGAAATTGAAAAGCTATTAAAGAAGTATGAAGATAGCTTAGAAGATACTGTAATTGATAAAACTGAAATAGCTGAAGACAGTGAAGATTATCGTGCTATTAAACTTAGTAAAATTGATGGTGGACTTTGGCTAGGTGATAACAGAATTTATGGAGTGAAAAAAAATAAATGTGCAACTATTACTAGCAAAAAAACTGAAAATACAGCTACTACCTCATCAAGCAGTGCAAGTGCTACCGAGTATAAAAATGCAGTAGCTTATTATTCTAAATTTTCATTAGGAACTAGAGCTAATTGGTCATGCATGAGTAAATTAAAAAGTAGTTCTAATAAGTATAAAATTTCTACTATAGTTAAGTATTGGAGTAAGAAGTTTGGTTTAGATCCATATTTAGTTTATGCAGTAATTTATGGTGAAAGTAGTGGACATCCTTATCGTGCTACAAAATCTTCTGTTGGTGGATATGGATTAATGCAATGTGAAAGAGGTGCATATTTTAACAGAAAACAAACTATAAAATTCCTAGATGGAACTACTAAGAGCTTTACACCTTCTTACAATACCATGAGGCCAGGAAGCGGTGGTAAAACTACTATAAATGGTGTTAAGGTAGATAAGAATATATCGAACCAAATAATGTTTGGATGTCATGAGTTTAGAAAGTCTTTAGAAAGATTTCAATACAATATATTTGCTTCACTAGTTGGATACAACTTTGGATTAGGTGGAGCAGATTGGGTAATTTGTAAATATGTTGCTAATAAAAATAATTTAACTTTCGTAGATAGTACATTATTAAGTAAACAATCTAGTAAAGTTAAAGATTTATATTTTAAAGAACTTGAAAATATGAAATGTAGATGGAGTAATTACAGAAAAACATATAAACAACATACAGGATGGGGGACACCTACAAATATAGAATACTATTTGAGATGGTATAAGGTAGTTGATGGACAATTGCCTTATGTTTTAGATAAGAACGGCAAGAAAAGAGGTTACGGAGCAAATAAAACTTCTACTATAACAAGTAATCCAAATACAACAATAAAGGCAGGCGTGGCAACTACAGTTAGAAATAAAATGGTGGCAAAAGGTAAAGAAATATGTGCATTACATCAAAAATACAAGAAAGCTACATACTCACAGTATTATAGAATAGTTGATGATTTCAAAAGATTTAAATATAAAGGAACTTTAAATGGTATTAGAAATCCATATTGTTATGATTGTACTTCTCTTGTGTCCTGTGCATACAAATGTGTTGGATTAACAAGTGTTTACAATGCAAGTGCTAGAGCTGGTACTATGATTGAAGGTGCTACTAAGAAAAGTGGTTATAAGTTTTGGAAACTTACTTCAAGTAATGTGGATGACTTATTACCGGGAGACATCATAATGGTGGCTTGGAATAATATACCTTCAAATGTTTCTCTAAGTACAATAAAAAGAGTTGGATATATGCACCATGCCATATTATATTGTGGGAAAGTAAATGGAGTTCATATGATTGCTCATGCATCTAGTAGTTATGGATGGCCTAGAGCTATACGTTATGAGAGGTTAAGTGATTACGGATTAAATACAATGTATAATAAATGTATTGCACTTAGACCGTATGACATAGCTAAAAAAGATTCTGAAGCAAAACCAACAACAACCTCAACGACTTCAAACGCACCTAAGGTAGTTGAAACAAATGAGGTAAATCTAAAAGGATTAAATGGCGCAGTTCCAAGCGATTACTACAATGATAAAACTCTAGTTGAAGATATAACTATAAATAATATAAATGATGATGATAAATACCCTAAGACAGTATCACATTGTTTTCTACACTTTGGAATTAATGATCTGAGTGATGACGGAATACAAAACTATAAGAATTTGATTAATGTGCTTCTTAAAAAATATCCTAAGAAGCCTATTTTTATTGCAAAAGAATATCATGTAAATAGCGAATACGGAAGTAACTTTGAAACAATTAATACTCAAATTGATAACTTTAATAATGCAATGAAAGATTTTTCAAATAGAACAAAATATGTAATTATGGTAAATGTACCAAGTGCTTTAGCTGATTCAAATAATAAATATGTAAATCCAAGTCTAACAACTGACGGATGGACAATGAAAGACAAGAATGCTTGCGATACATATTACACAGCATATAAGAAAGCGATATTAGCACTCGCAACAGGAGGAACTGTAAGTAGTACAGCTACATCGGTATCAGTAACATTGAAAACTCAAAAAGTTCACAAGTATACTAAGCCAGTAAAAAAAATGGAGATTAAGTTACCTTCTAATCCTGATGACTCTTTTTATAGTAGATTAATCTTTACTACAAACAAAAATAGTGAACCAACTAAATATAAACAAAGTAGTCTTGTATATCTTCAAGGAACTCATTGTAAGAAAGGTCATTTAATACTTAAAGCAGATACTACTTATGATATTAAAGTTTATTATAATCCTGATAAAGAAATAGCTAATACAAAATATTTAGGAAGCGTATCAGCCGTTCATAAAGGTGGAAGCTATTCTAAATTTAGTGGATTTAAATATGCTGACCAATTAGTTGGATATGCAAAAGGATTTTATAGTAAGAATAGTAATTTTGTATATAACAATACTACTCCTGCTGATTTTAGTAATCCAGCTGATAATATAAGCAAATGGAAAACAAATGGAAAAATGCATATAGACGATAGCGCATTTTTAAATTACATACTAATGGGATTAAGTTATAACAAAAGTCCATACGGTAACAATTTAAGAACAGACAATAAAAAGAATTCTAATTGTTGTTGGGCATTATCAAGTACTAGAGCAGAATGGAATATAGCAAAATATTTCGTAGAGCAAGGATGGATATTGGACGGAGCAGACCTAACAAATTATAGCAACTTAAATCCAGGAGATATATTATTTATGGATACGGACTCAGTTAACAATGGTGAATTCATGGGAATTTCTCATACTGCTATCGTGACAGGTAAAAATTCAAGTGGAGTACTACAAGCACTTGAATGTACAACAGGAGTTGCGAACGGAGCATTTAGATATGTGAATGTAAAAGATTTAGCAAGTAAAAATATTTTATTCGTAGGTAGAATTAGAATAGGCTAGGAGGTGGTCAAATGCTTACAGATATAGATAAGGAGTTTGACACTCCTATTGAAGATGAAAATGGAGAGCTTATAGAAACAATTGAAGAGGATGATGTATTCATAGAAGAAGATTTAGGATTAGAAGAACAACCAGATTCATTCTATGAAGTTGAAGATGATATCGTTATTGAAGGTGAAGAGGAAGAAGAAATTTACAGTATTCAAGAAGTTACAGTAGAAGCAAAGGAAAATTACGAGAATGTAAAAGAACAACTAGTAGCTACATTCACATCGATACTTGAAAAGGGAGAAATTACTGCTGAAGATAACGTAGAAATTGAGCAACTGAAAGAGGAATATACACAAGCATATAATGACATAAAAGAAAATGTAGAAGGTGAACCAAATAAAGCATTAGAAGAAAGAGTACAAGAGTTAGAAGATGGAATGGTTGGATCTAAGCCAGATGAAATTTTAGCAATACTAACTGATAATGGAAGAAAACCTTGGCTTTATACTGATGAAGATAATAATGTTCTTATGGATGGAACTGCTATTCCAGAACTTACTGTTTTAGCACAAAAGCTAAGTTTAATAGCAACTGATGGAGATGATGAATCAAGTATAGTATTAACACCAACCATGATACAGATGATTGCAGAATCTGATATACAACTTAGCGCTAAAAAAATATTAATTAATGGATTGCTGGAAGGAAAAGGATGGAGAGTAACTGAAGAAGGTATTTTAGATATAAAAGAACTTAATGCTGTTAAGGCTACTATAGGTACACTTGAAGCAGATGAAATAATAGCTGATATTATTCATGGTAATACAGCTGATATAGGTGATTTGACTGCTGATATAGGTAAAATAGAAACATTAGTTGGTGGAAACTTAACTATGGATAATATAGCATCATTAATACTAACAAGTAAAAAAGTAACTGTTGAGGATGCATTTATAAAAAATGCAATGATAGAAAGTGTTAGTGCTGCTAAGATAAACACTGGGGTATTAAACACTAATTTAGTAAATATTCAAAGTGCTGATGGTAGTTTACTATTAAATGGAACTTTACAGCAATTTAAAGATGCAAATGGTAAAGTAAGAATTCAAATGGGAAAAGATGCACAAGGTAATTTTACTTTTGGATTATTCGATTCAACTGGTACAGGCACACTAATAGATTCAACTGGTATTACAGAAAAAGCTATTGGTGACGGTATAATAGTTGATAAAATGATTGGGGATAATGCTAATATTAATAGTTCAAAATTAGATGTAGATTCCATAGTAACATCTATTAATGGGGGTACTACTTCTATTAAAGGAAGTAAGATAAAATTAGATACTCAAAATCAAACATTAGATGTAGCATTTGATACTATGAATACCACTGTAACTGAAACAGGTAAAACAGTAGAATCACAAGGTACTAGTATTGAGACTATGCAAGGAGAAATTAAAACACTAATTACTAACACTACTATTACAGAGGGTGAAACTACAACAACTATTAAAGACGCATACTCAAGTTTAAAACAAGATGTTGACGAATATGGAGTTTCGTTAAAATCAGTAGAATCAGATTTTAGGAGTATGGAAATAGGTGGTAGTAATATTTTAGATAATGCTGACTTTGCAAAAGACTATGCTAGTTGGAGTAAATCACATAGTTGTAATCATTATATAATAACAGGTGGTTCGTTCTCTAATTTAAATGACAAGGCAATGAAGATAGAAATTAGTGCTAACCAAACATATGGAATGATGACGCAAACACATACACTAGTACCAAACCAAAAATATACTGTTAGTTGCTATATGTTACTAGATGGCACGTTTAGTTCAGCTAAAGCTGGTATTAGATTATATTATATGAATAATGGGTGGAATAATATAAATTCATATTCATTTATAACTACTGAACAACTAGGTAAGTGGACAAAATTATCTGTAACATTTACACCTAATTCAACATACCCAGAGACAGTGATAACATTCGGATTAAATGGTGTTGCTGGTCAATTCTGTTATGTTACAATTCCTCAACTAGAAAAAGGTACAATAGCAACTGATTTTAAGGTAAAATCTGGTGATATTACATCATCTATGGATTCACTAGGAACTAGAGTTAAGGATGCAGAAAGTAAATTAACATTGAATGGTCTTACAACTATAATAAAAGACGCTTATATAACACCTAATCAATTAAGTAGTAAAGGGTATGCAACTACTTCAGATGTTACTCAATCAGTTAATAGTTGGGTTGCTAAGTTTAATGAATCTGGTGGGTACAACTTATTTTATAATGGTAACTTCAAAGGTGAATTTAATCAGTGGGGTAATAGTGGAAGTAACATTATAGTTAAAGATGTATCATGTCCTACTAATCCAACTGCGGTAAAATTAGTAGGAGTTACAGGTGCAAGTAAAGCTGTATATCAATCTGTGGGAAGTATGGAAGAACCATTAAATATAGATAAACCTTTAGTTATATCTATGTGGGGGTATGTGACTAGAGCAGGTACTAACGGAACAACTAATCCATATTTGGGATACGCATTTACCCTTACATATACAGATGGAACTAAAACATATCCCGGCGGTAATCTTACTGAAAAAGGGTATGATAAATGGAGTAGATATACGTCTATATTAACTCCTACAACTGGTAAAAAAATAGCAAAGATTGAATTCCAAGTATTATTAAGAGATAGTACAAAAACTATGTATGCTACAGATATTATATTAAGTATAGGTTCTACGGAAGTACCTTTCGCATGTAATCCAAATGAAGCATATGATGGCGTAACTAGAATAGATAAGAGTGGAATTAGAGTATCTCAATCTAATTACAATGGTTACACAAACATGAGAGCTGATGGATTTTACCTTAACGATGGTAAGGGTTTAGATGTAATAAAATGCGATAGTAATGGATTATATGTTAAAGGTCAAATACATGTAACTACTGGTTATATATCAGATGAAGCCTTTGCTGGAACTACTGTAGACGGTAAATATATTAAGACTAATTCAATACTAACTAAACATTTAGCTATAGGAGACTTTAGTAATTATTGTCCTGTAACTCCAGATAATTGTAGTCAATTCGGATATACAAAAAAAGTTGATACGGTAAATGGTGATTGGGTTCAATTTGATAATTTACGAAGAGACATAGCATTATGTACTAATGGTGTATCTGAGTATAGCGGTAATGTTTCCGGAACATATAGAATATCGTTCACTATGTCTTCAACAGCACAATGTGCACTAAATCAAGATGGAACGAATATAGGATATGTTAATATAGCAATAGGGCTATATACAATAAATAATGATGGAAGTAAAGGATATTATACAGCTGGAGGCACTGCAACAAAATCTGACGCCACAGGTTCAATTAAAAAATATACCGCTACTGTAACACTTCCAGAGAACACTAAATCATTCGGAGTATATTTACAACATGCGGGTTGGACTAATTTTACAGGTGTTACAAAAATTAAAGACGTAATTATAAATAAAATGATGAGTGGTTCTTTAATAGTAGACGGTGCTATTGATGGTAAAACCATAAGAGGTGCTGAAATAATAGGTGGAGAGATTAAAAGTATTGCTACAAACGAAGAAGGCAATCCTATATTTAGTTTATCTTCTGATGGTAGAATAGCTGGTTTTTATATAGATTGTTATGGTTTGAACGTTGAAGGTGATATATCAGCAGATACTTTAAGCATAAATAGCATAAATAACTCTAGATATCCTCAAGCATTGGATGAAGATGTTACAGTGTATATTAATGCATCAGTAATAAGTGATGAAGATATGTTTGATGGTGCTAAATTTTCGTGTATGGAAGATTTATTTGCAGTAGCACCAAGAAATCTTAATGGATATACAATATTTATAATATTTGAAACTGATTATACTGGTAATATAAATTTAAGTGCATTTAACAGTGGTACATGCTATTTATATCTACAAAAACATACAATAAGAGGTTATATAAGTTGCTATGGTAGATCTATGAGATTTGCAATATATGGAAATATTAGAGGCACTGAAGGTGGCTCAGCTAACTGTGCTAATATCAAACCACCTAAGGGAAGAAGTATGTCTGGCTATGCATATTCTTTAATATGCGATTATACAACTATGACTGCATATGATTTAAATATATATCCAGGTGTTGATACTTCAGTTACTCCAAGTGGTATAATAGTAACTAATTTATCCAGTGCTTATTTAAATAATATAAATGCAGTAGGAAAGCCACAGCATTTAGTTAGAAGTCATAGTACATCACAAGTTTATATAGCTGAATCAAGTGGATTAGCTTCTGGAAATGCATTTAGTGCTGTTTCTGGTTCTATTCAATGTTTAAATCCAGTAAATCAAGCTGGAAGTTCAATAGGAAAACCAACATACACAAGTGGTAACGCACAAATATTTTCAAGTGGAGTTACATTTGCACAAGCTGATAACAGTGGCTCAAATGATTCAGGATCTAGCACTACAGAAGTTACTACAGTTACATTGAAAGCAAATAGTGGTGATACATACCGTCGTACAGTATATAAATCATGGAAGAAAGATGGTACAGTTAGACAAGGTGATTATGGTTATGGTGATTGTGATGGTTTCTGGTTCTTTGGTTCACAAATTAGTAATTACACAGGTAAAAATATTACTAAAGTTGCAATAACTATTAAAAGAAATACAGGTGCAGGAAATTCACAACCAGTTACTCATACTTTAGTAGGACATAAATATTCTAGCAGACCAAGTGGTACACCTGATGCTATGGGAAGTGTTATAAGAAGCTCATTTAACTTATCACAAGGAAGTAGTGTAACTTTAAACTTAACAGCTGCTGAAATAGCTATATTTAAAAAATATAAAGGCATTGGATTAAAAGCTCCATATAGTCCTGGTTATTATTCTTCTTGTTCAGCTTCTTGTACAGTTAAAATAACATATGAAGATTAGAAATAATATTATGGGAGGGTATTAAATATGGAACCAACACAGATTTTAAATCAAGTATACAAGCAAGAGGTAGCAAATGCAATTGAGCAAAAGGTGTTATTTCAAACTCAATTAGAAATATCAAGGGAGGCAATAAAGCAAAAGGATAATGAAATAAAACAGTTAAAAGAGGAAAATTTAAAATTTAAAAATGAAATTGAAGCTTTACAATGTGAGCAAGCATATTTAGATGATAAGATTGAACAAATGGAAGGTGAGCAAGAATGTACGGAAAATTAATAAATGGCGTATTACATACACCACCAAAAGATTTAGTAACTCCGGATGATAAAGTTATTATAGATTTTGACACTAACGAAGAATTACTAAAACAAATGGGATATAAATTAGTTACTAGAAATATACCAGAATATGACCCTACAACGCAAAAACTAATATTAGGGAGTTATATAGAAGAGGACAATAATATAATAATAAACTATATTGTAGCAACTATACCAGTTGACCCTAAAGAATTAATAGAAAAGAAATTTAAAGAACTTGAAGATGAAAATGAATTTCTTAAAAATTGCTTACTTGAAATGAGTGAGATTGTATACGGTGGTTAGACACCTATTATATAAAATACTATTTGGAGGAGGTGAAGACATGATGGCTATGTTATGGGCACAGGAAATAATGTGCGGAAATAAAACTTTTTCACAGGTACCTAAGTTATTGAAGGAACCAGTAAAAACTGTATTAATAAATTCTGGATGTGAAGAACTAATTGTAGAATAGTTCTTTTTTTATTGCGCAATTTGTATCAATTACACAATAAGTTTATATAACCTAAATAGTGTCAATAATCACTACCGAGGTGATTATATGAATATCTTATTGTACGTTGCTTTAATTCTATGTCTGATAGGTGTGGCCGTTGGTGTTTTATCATTTATAGGGATAGTGATACTTTATAGAAGTTTATAGAAGGAATATTCTCCTAATATGTAGAATTAGTTAGAAAAATATATATTATGGGGGTATTTAATTATGAGTAAGTTTAAATTGATTCCAAATGGGGTGTGTCGTTGTCGTATTTGTGAAAAGGATTATAATTTGGAAGGAAAAGAGAGTGAAATAGAAACCTGCCTATGTGGAACTACAAGCGTTGACAATGGTAAATTAATAGATACCGATGTTGAAGTGATATGGAATTGTACAGGGTGTGGTTTCAAAAATAAAGATATTAAAAGGTTTGAAATACAATCAGAAAAATAAATAACTCTAAAGAGTATGATGAATCAAAAGGATCTAATTAATTAGGTCCTTTTTAAATGCAAAGAAAGTGAGGTTTATATGTCAGATGATGCATTACAAGAGGTAAGAGAAAGACTTATTAAAATTGAAGTACTTTTAGAAAATATGTCACAAAATAATAATCTAAAAGATGAATTGCTAGAAGAAAAAATAAAAGTAGCAAATAATAGAATTTCTGATTTAGAAAATTCAAATACATGGATATGGAGAGCAATAGCTGGAGCTTTAATT